GCTCGGCATGTCGGAGATTTCGAGTTGGTCGCGCTCGGTCAGGTCTACGACGACGGCACAATCGTCCCGTCCGTGGGTGGTCCGCGTGTGGTGATTACCGGTAAGGCGTGGAAGGCCGCTCAGGCGCCGGAGGAAAGCAATGTCGCTTAAGTTCGGGCGAAAGCTCGTTTCTCAGGAGGATTCCGCGCAGATTGCGCGCGCCGATGTCCCCCGTTCGCGATTCGTCGGTTCGTGGACCCGTAAGACTACGTTTAATCAGGGCGACCTTGTTCCGATTATGGTCGAGGAGGTTCTTCCCGGCGATCATTTGAAGTACGATGTGACGGCGTATGTGCGGTTGGCTACGCCGACGTTCCCCGTGATGGACAACCTCCGGGTTGATACGTTCTTTTTCTTTGTTCCCAATCGTCTTGTGTGGGCGAATTGGCGGCAGATGATGGGCCAGCAGGCCAATCCGGGTGATGCGGCGCCGACCACTTATGTGGTGCCGTCTTTGGCGCAGCCGTCCGGTGGTCCCACTGCCAATACTATTTATGATCATTTCGGCCTTCCGACCTCTGGTCAGATTACGGCGGGACAGTCGTACACGCATTCGACGTTGCCTCTTCGCGCGTACAATCTGATTTACAATGAGTGGTTCCGCGATCAGAATCTGATTAACTCCGCCACGGTGCGGACGACCGATTCAGGCGATTTGTACAACGATTTTGTGCTGCGCAAGCGCGCGAAGGCGCACGATTATTTTACGTCCGCTTTGCCGTGGCCGCAGAAGTTCACGCCCCCGACTATCCCTCTTTCTGGTCTTGCTCCGGTCGAGGGTATTGGTCATCAGACTGGCGGTTTTGCGGCTGGTCCGATTTCCGTTCGTGAGACGGATGGCGCGATCGTCAACTATGATTTTTACGAGTTGGCCAACTCGTCGACCGACACGGTCATCAAGGGTTCTGCCGCGGCCAACGGCTATCCGCGGATCTACGCTGACCTTGCGCAGGTGTCCGGCATTTCCATCAACGATTTCCGTCAGTCGATGCTCGTCCAGTCGTTGCTCGAGCGTGATGCGCGCGGCGGTACGCGTTACACGGAGATCTTGAAGGCGCATTTTGGCGTGACTTCGCCCGACGCTCGTTTGCAGCGCCCGGAGTTCATTGGTGGCGGCTCGTCTGAGCTCCAGTTGATGCCGATCGCACAGACCGCGACTGGCGGTGGTGGTGTCGGTGCTCTTGGCGCCGCCGGCACGTCTGTGGGTCAGCACAAGGCGTCGTATGCCGCCACCGAGCATGGTTATATCATCGGGTTGATCAATGTCCGGTCCGAGCTGAGCTATCAGCAGGGTCTTCACAAGATGTGGACCCGTTCGACCCGGTATGATTTCTATTGGCCCGCCCTCGCTGGCCTTGGCGAACAGGCGATTCTGCGTCAGGAGATCTATTGCACGGGTGTCGATGCTGATGACGCCACCGTGTTCGGGTACCAGGAGCGTTGGCATGAGTATCGGACCCGGACGTCGGAAGTTACGGGGATGTTCCGTTCGACGACGGCGTCGAACATTGACGAGTGGCATTTGGCGCAGCAGTTCACCGCTCCGCCGACGCTCGGGCAGACGTTTATCGAGGACACGGCCCCGATGTCCCGCATTTTGAATGCGGGTGCGTTGGCGGACAATCAGCAGCTCCTTGCCGACATTCTGTACCGTCGGGACGCTGTCCGTCCTATTCCGATGTTCGGGACTCCTGTTTCCCTAGCGCGGTTCTAATGCTCGAAGGCGCAGCTGCTGCCGCCCTTTCCGTCGCCGGCGATCTTGCCGGCGCCGGAATGAACGCGCGTCAGGCGCGTGAAAATCGAAAGTTTCAGGAGCGTATGTCGAATACCGCGTATCAGCGCGGGGTGAAGGACTTGCAGGCCGCCGGGTTGAATCCGGCGATTGCGTATGGTGGGCAGAATGCTTCTTCCCCGTCTGGTTCCCTCGGCGCTCCTGTCGAGGGGCTTGGCACGAAGGGCGTCAATTCCGCCTTGGCTGCCGAGCAGGCGAAGGCCAATATCGAGTTGACCAAGGAACAGGCCGCGAAGGCGAAGTGGGAAGGCTTGTCCGCTAAGGCTGACGCGGGTTTGAAGATGCCGGAGGCGGCTCTTCCGGCTGGGACGCCTACTTGGCTCGACGAGCAGTTGGCTGCTCGAGCTGGTCGTATCCGCGATATTCGCAATGTCGGCGAGCGTTTCCCTAACGAGATTAAGCTGCTGTTGGCTCAGATCGAGGAGTCTAAGGCTCGTGGCCGCGAGATTGGCGGCCGCGCGAACGTGTCCGAGTTTATCGGCGACGGCGTTCGGATGTCTCGTGATGGGTGGAATCGTATTCGCGATTCCTATGGTGAGTCCGGTCGTGCTTTGGAGGCCGCCGGCGCTTGGTCTGATGCGCTCCAGGCGCATATCTCTAATTCTGCGGCGTCGGTGCGCCGCAACTTCTTTACCAACTCTACCCCACGTGCTCGTTTCGAGCGGAGGAACAAGTGATCGCGCCGATTTTTTCTCATGTGACGCCGAAGTCCGAGCGTCACCGTCCTACCGTCGAGTGCACTGCTGCTGAAGACAAGTGCCGGCAGGAGTTTAAGGCCGAGACGGATACGCATCTGCTGTTGAAGCGTTACGGCGCTGGCGTTCCTTTGCGTCAGGTTGCCTATGGAGAGGCCTACACGGACGTAGACCGTCTTACTGCCCTTGCGCACGTTTCGCGGCTTCAGGAGGCGTTTACGGCCCTTCCCGACCACATTCGGTCGAAGTTTGGTTCTTGGGAGTCCGTTTTTGCGGCGATCCAGTCGGGCGAGCTCAGCTCGCTTGAGGCTCCTTCGGAGCCTGTGAAGGAGGGTTAAACAGCCGGAAGGCCCTGAGGATTCTCCTCAGGGCCTTTTGGCTGTAGCCAAGCGCAGCGCGGCAGGCACCATATACTATCTTGATAATATGGTGCTAAGTGACAGCTTGACTATGCTGTCACGTTACTAGACACCGGACCTAACTATGCACCTTAAGCTAGTGCGTTGGTTTTCTGATCATCATGCCACGTTTGGTTCGCTGCTTTCCCCCGAAGGGGTGATTTGCTCTACTCTTGAGCTTCCTTGGCGCTCGAATTCTCGTTCTGTTTCTTGTGTCCCTTTAGGTACTTATTCTCTTCTCTCTTATCGTTCTCGGCGCCACGGTTCTACGTTTTTGTTTACTGATGTTCCGCAGCGTTCTGGCATTTTGTTTCATCCTGGCAACACGGTTGCCGATTCTCGAGGGTGCATTTTGCCGGTGTCTGAGATCGTGGGCTATCGCGGTCTGCGCAGCAGGGAGGCCCACGTTCGTTTACTGGAGGCCTTGACAGGTTTTACTCACGCCACTATCGATATTGTGTCGGCCTAGCTCTGGCCTCAGTGTCTTTTTGGCGGGAACTAGCTACAATACATATTACCTGCACTTCTCTTTTTCTTCGTGAGGGTTTCCCATGCGTGGTTCTGTGAATAAGCGTTCTTCCGGGAAGCGTTTTGATCGTCGTTCCGGCAAGACGGCGAGCATGAACAAGATGAATCCCCGCCGTGGCGGCATCCGGCTCTGATGCCTAAATGCCTTGCTACCACCCACGCAACGCCTACCGAGGCACAAATGGCGTTGTGTCCCTTCGCGAACCTTCGGCGGAGACTGCCGACGGGTTTGAAGTTCTTGGCATCCCCTGCGGGTATTGCATTGGGTGCCGTGTGCGGCAAGCGCGAGACTGGGCGTTGCGGTGTAACCTCGAGGCTGCTGAGCACGAAGAATCGTGTTGGGTCACGCTGACTTATGACGATTCACACCTGCCGCCTTCCGGCTTTTTGGTCAAAGACCACCTGTCCGGTTTCCTTAAGCGTCTTCGCGCTCGGGTATATCCCCATCGGGTCCGGTTTTTCGGATGCGGCGAGTATGGAGAGCAGACCCGCCGCCCCCACTACCACGCGATTCTGTTCGGATTGCGGAACAGTCCACAGATACAGGCTAGCTGGCCGTTTGGGTTCGCGCGGGAAGACCCATTGACTCCTGAGGCCATTTCCTATGTTGCCGGCTACGTCGGCAAGAAGATTGGTTTCAAGGCTGAGGCCGGTGAGCGGGTGGATTACCGCACCGGCGAGATCTACAAGTTTCAGCCTGAGTTCATTCAGATGAGCCGCCGTCCTGGTATCGGCGGCGATAAGCGGGAGCACTGGCGATCATGGCGGGACCACGCGTACCACGCGGGCCGTCAGGTCGGAGTGCCCCGCTTTTTGCATGAGGCGTTCAAGAGTAACGCCGAGTTTTTGGAGAAGGTGGAGTTGGAAGTGGAGAGGCGGCGTCAGGCCGCCGAGCGGGACGTTCCCGACAGGTGG